GTGATCGAGCCAGGCGCTCCCCTTCGCGGTCATGGCCCGCCGGCCGCTGCTGCTCAGATTGACCACGCCAAACGCGTTTCCAACCGCGTGGCCGAACCAACCCCGATTGTTGTAGGCGTCGGGCCCGGCCCATGCGCCCGCATTCTGGCTGTCACCGTCGATCACGACGCAAGGCACAGTTGGCAGCACTTCGGCCAGAATGGCGGACGGGCCGTAGAGGGCCGTTCCGTCGTTGGTGATGGTGGACATTGCGGCGGTCTTGTCGGTCGCCGACGAAGAAGTTTCCGAGGCTTCGCCAAGCGTCGTATTGACCCGCGAGTTGACGATGGGCGAGCCTTCCGAACAGGTGAACTGCGGAACCCTGGTCCCGGTCTCGGGAACGGCAAACGTGCCGATGAAAACCTTGGCGCCCGCCGGAACGGTTGTGCTCAGGCTCACGTCCAGCGACTTCACGTCGCCTTTCGGAATTGTCGCCGTCACCGTGCCGATGACGTCATCCTTGCCGGGGTAGGCGACCGTTGCGGTGACAGTCAGCAGGCCCATCCCAGACGTGCTGTTGCCGCCATCGGTCTGGTAGGAATAGCCGTTGACGTAGACCAGCCGAACGCGCGAGCAGGCCTGCGTCAGATAGTGGACGCGGCAGCTCATCTTCTTGTCGTTGACCGACCCCTGAACGCTCGTCGGAATGGTCGCGCCCGTGGCGATGTTGCGCCACACCCGCTCCGACGCGTTGACCCATTCCGTGTCCGACGCTGTTGCGGTGTTCCAACGCAGGATTTGACCGTCGCTTCCGCCGCTTGCCACGCCAGTTCCAGTGTCGCCCTTGGGGCCGGTTGAGCCCGTGGCGCCAGTTGCGCCGGTCGCCCCCGTGGCCCCGGTCGGTCCCGTTGCGCCGGTCGCGCCCATGTAGTTGACCGTCACGATGTTGGTGTCGGTGCGCAGGGTGTAGAGCGTGATGCCCGACGTTCCCGAGCCGGGCGAGCCTTCGGACTGCGCCGCGCTGGCGCCGAGCGCGATCTCGAACTGTCCGGCGCAGATCACGACGCGGCCCGTGGCGGTGTATTCGACGAACTCCCAGCCGCGCAGGCCCGGCGTCAGGCTCGTGGTGTCGGCGGCGGCGAGCGAGCAGGAGATGTACGCGCCGTCGGCGTGGCTGGTCACTGACCCGTTGACGTTGACCGCCGTGGTCCCGCCGTCGCTGTAGACGCGCAGGGCGAACTCGCGGCCCGTGTAGCTCTGGACGTCATAGCCGCCCGAGCCGTTCGACTGCTGGAGGCGAAAGCCGACCGTCACCGCCTCGCCGGCGTAGACGATGGCGTGACCCTCCTCGCCGAAGGGAGGCCGGTTGCGCGAAACGATGCTCAAGGCAGGCGCTCCTGATGGGGATGATGGGCCTAGACGGCCTGGGTCTCGCGAAGGGCGCGGGCTTGCAGTTCGGTCTGCTCGGTCATCAGGCCGAGGCTTTCGACCGCGATGGCGCCGCGCTGTTCGTTGGCCGCTTGCAGTTCCGCCCGGACGCTGGCCATCTCAGCGCGAAGCGACTGAAGCTCCGCGACCACTGCGCTGTTGTCGTTGGCGACCGGCGAAAGAGCGGACGCCTGCGCCGCCGGGGCGGACGGAACGCCGAGCGCCGTGTTGAGCGCGACAATCGCCTCGGCGACCGTGATCATGCTCTCGTCCATGCTGATCAGCGGCGAGACCAGATCCTTCAGCGCCTGAAGCTGCTGCTCGGCGACGCCGATCTGCGCCGTAGCGGAGGCCTCGGCGGCGGTCACGACGTCGCGAACGAGAGCCAGGTCGGCAAAGTAGCCAGAGCTGCTCGCGTAGTAGGTTTTCGAGGCGTCGAGATAGGCCTGACTGACGTTCTGCAGGTTGCCGAGCGCCTGCTCATTGCCCGCCGTCGCCAGCCCCGCCACGCGCTCAAACTCGGTCTTGCTGGCGAGGTATTGCGCCTCGGGCGACAGAGCGGCGGCCGGGCCTGTGGTCAGGCTGTCGCGGAACTTGCGCAGGTCGGCGGCGTAGGTGCGGAAGGTGTCGAGCGTGCCGTTCAGGGCCTCGCTCTCGCGGCCATACGCACCCGACAGGGCCTCGCGCGCGTCGGCGACGGCCTGCGTTTCCTCCGTCACCTTGGCGAAAGCGGGCGCCAGGGCCATCAGAGCGGCAAACAGCTGCGACCCGGCGGCGGTCGAGACGTCGAGCCCCTGCACCACGCCCTTGAACTGGTCGCGGGTCTTAACGCCGGCCAGACCGAGGCGCGCCAGTTCGGCAGTCACCGCGTTCTGCACCGGGGCCAGTCGCTCGGCCTCGGTCAGGTAGGTGTCGGCGTAGAAGCTGACCTGCTCCGTGAAATCGTCGAGCGAGCCGAACAGGTCAATCAGACGCTCGCGGGCCATCAGCGAGGAAACGCCGACCGCGCCGAACGTCTTGCCGATGCTCGAAAGGGTGACGTCGATGACTTGCGACTGCCGAGCCACGCGGGTCAGGGTCTCGAACAGCCCCTCGCCGACCTTCTGGAGGTCCGTCAGGCCCGGCAGCACGGCCCCGGCCATGTCGTCAGCCAGCTTGCCGAAGACGCCCTCCAGCGCGGCCTGTATCTCCGTGCCGGACATGTCCTTGAACGAGAGCTTGCCGAGGTTGACCGTGAACGCCGCCAGCGTCGCCGCCGCGCCTTCGAGGCCCAGCGTTCCCGCCGCCGACAGCACGCCGTCGCGCAGGGAGCCGATCAGGAGTTCGGTCTGCCGCAAGAAGTCGCCGTCGAGCCCCGTGGTCGAGGTCGAGGTTGAGGTCTTGTCGCTGTAGGTGAGGCCGAAGAACTTCTTCTTCGTGTTGGTCGCGACCTGCTGATACGCCGAGCCGGTCAGGCCGCCGCTGAGGATGGCGTCAAGCGATCCGCTGCCGAACTGCACGCCCTGATCCTGGAGCGTGCGCGTCGTGCTGGTGCCGAACAGGCCGGGCAGCAGCGCGGTCAAGGGGCTGAACAGCTTCATCAGCCCGCCCGGGCCGCTTGCCGTCGTGCCGAGGCCCAGGTTGGACGCGTCCAGCATCCCGCCGGCGCCGAACGACCGGGCCAGAGCCGCCGCGACGGTGCCGATCTGGCTGTCGATGGACCGCAGAGCCCGCAGCATCCCGTTGCTGTATTCCAGATCGCGGTTGGTGTTCGCCGCGACGATGTTCATCGCGTTGGCAAGGCTTTCCGACTTGGCGTTTGCGTCGCCGAGGACCGAGCCCGCGCCCTGCATCCGTTGGCGGTCGGCCATGTCGTTGCCGCCCGGAACGCTGCCGGCGCTCGCCCCGCCGCCGCTGATCGCGACACCCACGGCGCCGAGCGCGGCCAGCACCGTCGCCCCGGCGGCGAGGTTGAACGGGAACGGCAGGCTTGACAGCGTGTTGGCGAAGGCCGTGATCCCGTAGGCGGTCGACTTTGTGCCCTCAGCGGCGACGACAGCGGCGACCTCGCCACCCTTCTGCGCCATGGCGGAGATGCTCATCAGCGTCTCGACCGTGCGGAAGGCAATCATGGCCACCTGCATGACCTTGTAACCGTCGCTGCCCTCCTTGAAGAACTGCGAACCGGCCTCGGCCATGTCGCCGTACGACTGGACGCGGATGCGGGCGGACTCGCGGGCGCTGTCGGCCTCAATCCTCGCGAGATCGGCGACGCTGAGGCCAACGACCTGAAGGTCTCGAGCGCGCTTGGCGTCGACGTCTTTCTGGCGGGCCTGGAGGCTGCCGTAAGACGTGATCAGCCCGGCAATCCCGCGCCCGACCCCGCTCATGCTGCGCGACACGCCGTCGAACGCCGCCGCAAGGCCGCCGACCGCCTCACGGGCGTTGGACGCCATGCGGCCCCATGCATCCGCCGCAGCGTCCGCGGCCTCGACCATGCCGCGCCCGATGAAGTCGCGGGCGCTGTCGCTCAGGGTGGTCAGCTTCTCAAGCTCTACGCGGACGGCCACCAGCTTTTCGACGGTCTGGTCGGCCTTGTCCGAGCCGTTGTCGTTGGCGAAGTCGCGGTCCTTGGGCCGGTCGGCGATCAGCGCGGCGGCGTTTCGGTCGTTGCGGTCTCGGTTGGCCTTCCGGATGGCGTCGCCGAACCCGCCGAGAAAGCCGTCGAACCCCGCGCCGTAGGCGTTGAACCCGCGCTCGAAGCCCTCACGGCCAGCCTTGCCCGCGCCCTCCATGGCGCCGGCAAAGTCGTTTTGGAAACCGCCGAGGTTCATCTCCTCCAGCGTCGGCAGCTTGAACGTCAGGCCCAGCGCTCCGGCCGCTGCGTTGGCAAAGCCGATCACGACGTTGATGGCGCCGATGGCCTTGTTGATCATGGCCTCGATGGTGCTTACGACGAGGTTGGCCGCGCTGATCGTCGCGTCGCCCAGCACCGCCGGCAGCATCCGCCAAGTGGCGCCGATGGCGTAAAAGCTGCCGACGAACACGCCGCCGACAAGCTTGGACGCGCCAACGACAATCCGGGCGACCTGATCGAACGTCCACTGAAACGCGCCGCCGAGCCATTTGAGGGCCGGGCCGAACGCCTCCATGATGCTGTCGCCCGCGTGCTTCATGCTGCCGCTGACGACATCGCCCATGGTGATGGACGTGTTGCCCATCTTCTTCATTTCGGCGTCGGTAAGGCCGAGGCGCTTTTGCAGTTCGGCCGCGCTCTCGCCGCCCTTGTTCAGCTGGTTCGCCGCAAGGGCCACGCCACCCGCCACGACGGCCGCCGCCGCGCCTACGGCCACCAGGATCGGCAGCAGCGGCCCGGCAGCGGCGACCATGCCGCGAAGGGCGCCGGAGAAGCCCACGCCGCGCGCACTGGCTTGGCCGAAGATGTCGGCGACCTGCGGGCCCTGCTGGATCATGACCATCAGCGGGTTCATGCCCATAGCCAGCGAGACGCCGACGTCGGCCATCTGGCGTGACAAGTTCAGGCTTTCGGTCGCCGTCAGGCCGATGGCCTTTGCGCCCCGGGCCTGCGCGGCGTTCATCAGGTTCTGCGCCGTGACCGCCGAAGACAGCCGGGCCTCCAGCACGTCGACATATCGCGCGTACTCAGCCGCCCCGATGGCCCCGACCTTGTACAGCGCGTCGGCCTCGCGCATCTCGGTGTTGGCCCGCTTCATGGCCACGGCCAGCGGGTCGACAGAGGCGCGCAGGGCGTCGGCCCGGGCGTCGATGGCCTGTAGGGACGCCGGGATGGCCGAAAGCCCGCCCAGCGACGCCTTGGAGGCGCTGCCAAGGCTGGTAACCGACGCTTCCGCCCGTCCGCCCGCCGTCGTCAGCTTGTCGAGGGACGCAGCGCCGGTGTCGGCTTGGCTGGCGTCGATCTTGATCATCAGGGAGGCGATGTCGGGCGTCACTTCGTCTCCTTTTCAGATTGTTGGACCGACGCCAGCCACAGGGCGTCCAGCTTCAGGATGGTCGCGCGCTCCCACCCGTTGAGGCGGTGGAAGGTGTCGGCCTCCCACGCGTGAAGGTCATGGCGGGTCAGGGGGTTGGGGCCGAAGCCGGAGCTTGTCCGGGTCGAGGCCAGATCAACCCACCAGGACCACAGGTACGCGGCCAGCGGCGGGATAGGCGGGATGTTGGCGAGGATGGCCTCGGCTTCGAAATCGCCTTGCCGGGCCAGCGCCTCAAGCTGGACCCGGTAGGCGCATTTGCCCCCCGCGCCGTCGTCGACCTGCCGGGCTAGTTCAAAGGTGGACTCGGCGTAGGCGATCAGGCCTTCGGCGAGTCCGGCGTAAAACGGGCGGCCTCGGCGGTCTTCGCGAGGATCTGGTTTCCAAGCCCGTCCCAGTAGCGCAGGAGCGCCATCACGTTGGCTTCGGTAAACTCGTCCGGCATGTTCCAGCCGGCGACGCGCACGGCGATCAGCTTGCGGCCGAAGTTGCTCATGTCCTCGACGGTCGAGATCGGCGCCTCACCGGGCCGGGCCTTTTCGGCTTGCGCGGCCATCAGCTGCTGCTTGCGGGCGTTGGCGTCGATCAGGTCCTTCAGCCGCGCGTCAACGCTCGGGGCCAGATCGCTCTTGAGCTTCAGGACGATGCCGGACGGCTCAAGGCTCGGCAGCAGCGGCTCGAAGTCGAACGTGTCCTCGTTGGCGACCTGGGCCTTGATGTCGGCGAGCGAAAACGGCTTGGCGGCCTTGGGGGTCTCGGTCATCTGTCCTCGGGGGGGTGTGGGCTCTATGGCCCTGCGGACACGGGGACCATCCCCGCGCCGAAAAAGCGGGGCCGGCGCATTGGCCAGCCCCGCTCGGGTGGTTAGGTTGATCAGGCGGCGAGGCTGTCTTGCGTCGAGAAGATGGTCTGGTGACTGGCCAGCGCCGCCCCGCCCGAGCCGTTGTACTCGGCCATGAAGTTGTAGGTCCGGACGATGGCCTTCTCGGCGTCGTCGCGGGTGTCGCTGGAGATCTTCACGCGCGGCATGACGAAGGTCACAAACTCCGAGCCCGCCGTGCTGTCGACCGCAGCCGTCAGGACCAGCACGACCGGCGTTTGCTCGTCGTACAGGGTCTGCAGGCTGATGCCGGTGAACTTGGCCGTGAACGAACCCGACACCATCACGCGGCCCTCGTCGGTGTCGGTGATTGCGTTGGAGCCCACCTCCGCCTCGCCCGGCTTCTCGCCGCCCATCAGCGTGATCTGCGCGCCCGTGATCGGCACGACGACGCCGTTGACGATCAGCTTGCCGTTGACGGCCTGATTGACGCTGGCCGTCGACGAGGCGGTCGGGGAGGTCAGGACCTGCGAGGAGCCGAGCGTGCGGTTGAGGCCGATGAAGTCGAAGTCATTCGTGACGTTGCCGCTGGCCGGAAGACCAATGGCCACCTGCGTCGGCTTCACGTCGGTCCAGGTTTCCGAGCGCGACACGTCCGAGAACCACTCCTCGAAGGTATAATAGTCGTCGGTGTGCGAGGACGTCGCGGCCCAGCACTTCTTGCCGGGGACGGCGATGGTGCAGGACGAAATCGGACCCTCGGCGACCAGTGCCGAGCTGTTGAGCGTGGTCACCGTCAGGACGGTGGCCGTCACGCCGATCACCAGCAGGTTCTTGTTCAGGTTGGAGGCGTTGACCGAGCCGGCGGTGATGCGCACGACGTCGCCGATCTTGATGCCGCCGGTGAGGAAGTCGCCGGAGCCACGGGTGACGGTGTAGTTGGAGCCCGAGGTGGCGATGGTCAGCGACAGGCTGGTGATGCTGGTGGTCGAGGCCCAGGTCTTCTTGAGCAGGGTCGAATAGAACGCCTGATAGGACCCGCCCGAGAGCAGCGCCATCAGCTTGCCGGTGACGCGGCGGATGCCGGCGGTCTGGCCGGTGGACTGGCGGTGCTCGACGATCTCGTCGTTCTCGTAGGTGTCCCGGGCGAGGGTGAAGAGACTGCCGGGACGACGGCGCAGCAGCTGGCCGCCGGAGCCGGAGGCGGCGGTGCCGAGGGCGGATTGGGCCTTATAGGCCAGCGTCATTGCAACGCCGTTAGCGTTGGGCATGGTGTTCTCCGATCATGGTGGGGGCAGACAGACCGGAGGGCCGGTCGTTGGGTTGGCCGTCAGGCCGGGTAGACTTCGGCGTAGAAGCGGATGCGCACCGGCACCGCCCATCGGTTTTTGTCGACGAACCCCGGCATGATTTCGGGCGTCTGTTCGATGATGGTCCGAACGCCGGAAGCGGTGAACGTCGCGCCACGGTAGAAGGTGGCGCGCAGGGCCTCAGCGCGGGCGGTAGCCGCCGCCGAGCCTTTTGTGAGGGGGTAGCGCAGCGTGACCTGCATAAAGCCGCTCTCGACGTAGGCGCGCCCGATCTCTTGATTTACGGGACGGGCCGTGAGCAGGTTGACCGCCTGATAGGGGACGGTGTCGGCCGGCGGCGTGAACTCGTCGTTTTCCCAGGCAGTGGCGATGTTGGTCGTCATCCCGTTGAGCGCGGTTTCCAGTGCGACGCGGACGGCAACGAGGCTCATCGTTCAACCCCTGCGCTGGCGGCGGCGGCGGCGTCGTTCACGATGGGCGCGAACTCCATGACGGTGAGGGCGACGAGGCCCTGCGGCGCCTGGGTCGAGTGGCCTCGCTCCAGCGCCATCGCGTAGGGCAGATTGTTGGTCAGGAAGTGCACGCGGCCCATGCCCTCGCCCGGGACCAGCGCGGGAGCGTCGGGCGGCGGCGCCGGGCTTTCCGACGTGCCGCCGGTCTCGACCGTACCCTCGGCAGGCTGGCCGACGCTGTAGCGCCAGTTGCCCCGAAAGCGGCCGGTGTCGACCGGTGAGCGC